AAAAAAAACGTGTCCTGACCAGCCTAGGGCTCGGGGTGGGGTCTACGGAATCACGCTCAAAATGGCCCAGCTCAAGACGCGCCTCATTTCCCCGTACCAGCACGACGGCCTCAGGTGGCTCGTGGCGCGCGAGCTCGACCAGACGCACCCTGGAGGGTTCCTCTGTGACGAGATGGGACTTGGCAAGACGGTACAGCTCATCGCGACTATGCTCGTCAACCCCAAGCCTCATACACTCATCATAGTGCCCAAGTCTATAGTGGGGCAGTGGTGTGCCGAGGTGGCTCGGTTCGCGCCAAGCCTGACCACATACGCATTTGACGGCACCAAGCGTCAGTTGCCTGAGAAGCTTCCCTCGATTGTGGTGGCGCCATACTCTGTTCTGCCGCACCGCCCGGGTGCTCCCATCTGTGAGCTGCTGCGCGTCAAGTGGGACCGCGTGATCCTTGACGAGGGGCATGAGATTCGCAACAAAAAGAGCAAGGGTCACATCGCGTGTCGTGCTCTGGAGGCGCCCATTCGCTGGATCGTGACCGGTACTCCCGTGTTCAACTCCATGAAGGACTTTGTGGCCCTGTGCGCCTTTGTGGGGCTGCCGCGCGAGGTGGTCCAGGGGTACACGGATAAGATCCGCGAAAAGTTCGTACTGCGCCGTACGAAGACTGACGTGGCCCGAGGCGTCTACGACGCCGCGGGACGCTGCCTCGTCCCTGGAAACGCACGCCTCGAGCTCCCGCCTCTTGACTTCCAGAACCTCGAGCTGGAGATGTACCCCGAGGAGCGCGACCTGTACAGTGACGTGTTCCAGAAGGGCCAGACTATCGTGCGCAGCGTGTTTGCAGCGGGTACGCAGAACATGCACCAGATGGAGCTCCTCGAGTGCCTTCTGCGCACGCGACAGGTGATGACGTGGCCGCAGCTCTACCTGGACGGCATCGCCCTCAAGGAGGAGAGCGACCCGGAGCCGTGGCTTGGGCGCTCCCGCAAGATGGAGACGCTCGTGGGGTGCATCAAGACCCACCCCACTGAAAAGACCCTCATTTTCACCCAATTCATGGGTGAGATGGACCGGATCCAGGAGCTGTTGGCGGAGGCTGAGCGCCCCACCTTGCGGATAGACGGCTCGGTCTCCAAGGAGCAGCGCGAGGAGCGGATCAAGGACTTCAAGAGCGGCCCCAAGAACTCGGTATTCATCATCCAGATCAAGGCGGGTGGTGTCGGTCTGAACTTGCAGGAGGCGACGCGCGTCTACATCACGTGTCCGGCGTGGAACCCGGCGACGGAGCTTCAGGCGATTGGCCGCGCTCATCGCACGGGTCAGACGCAGAAGGTGGTGGTGCGGCGTCTCATCTACATTGGGGAGGACGGAGTCACGCCGCTGCCGAGCGTCGAGCAGAGCATCATGCACTTGCAGGAGGGGAAGGCCAAGGTGTGCGCCGAGGTGCTCCAAGACCCGCGGCTCGAGACGCAGGTTCCCAACGTGACGCGGACCAAGATCACAATTCACGCGCTCAAGAAGATTTTCGCAGTGTAATTGAAAATAAATTGTTGCCTCTTATTAAATGTCTATCGGGTCAAGAGCTCAGGTTTACCACGGCAACGCCACCGAGACCGCAGGCGGCCTCAAGAAGAAGGACCTGAAGATGGTCAAGAAGACTGGCGAGATTGTCAGCAAGGCCAAGTCCAAGGATGAGAAGGCGAACCCATGGATAAAGGCGGTCGCAAAGGCCAAGAAGGAGCTGAAGATCAAGGGCTTTGCGCTGGTCCAGGGCCCTCTTCTGGCCAAGGCCCGTGAAATTTATGCCAAGTAGATAATATAAGGGATGTCTAACGACGGTCTCAGAGGCCTCCGCGTCACGGCCAGTCTGGCGCTCATGAACAAGATACTCAAGAGTCCAGGAATGCGCAAACCCCCTTCGCCAAAACGGACACCTCGGCGGGCGTCGTCATCGCGACGGCGCTCGGCTGCTCGGTCCCGTAAAATCGTATCTGCGAAGCGCGGATAGTCAGGCCCCATAAATTATTAAAAAAGTAATTTGATTCAATATCAATCATACAACTCAGTTCTTGCCCACGGAAGAGACCCTCTCGGACCTCGGGCACGACCTGTTTTGAATTTTCATCGAAAATATAGGTGGCTTCATCAATCTTGATTCTCAAAGAGTTTCCAGAGAGATTGGACTTGAAAGGCTCTTGGGGGCACAGCCGCCGCTCGAGCTCCGTCCACCATGCGGTGAATTCAGGGTTTTTTATGTCAACATTGAAGCTTTTGTACTGTGAAACACCCCACGTACACGCACCCCGGGGAATCTGAAAGCGTAGGGGCTTTCCGTCGTACAAGTACTTGCTTTTGTCCTTCATGCCCGGAACCACATCTATCACATCTTTGGACACGTCCGACCACAGTACCATTAATAATTAAAATGTTCGGTTTTTTTAAGTAAGATGACGAGCTATGAGTATTACCTCAGTCAACCAGCTAGTAACGCCTCATGGAGACCTTCTTTCATCAGGAACATGAGCAATTTTGAAAACACAATTCAAAATTACCGCGAAAAATACGGCAAGGCTCCACAGGGTTCGGCGAACAAGCGCAAGGTCGTCGCCAACTTTAACAAAGCCTATGGGTCATGGCTAACTAAAGTTAAAAATGAGAATGCCAAACGTCGCGCCAGAGAGGGCGCGTTTTTCAAAAACCTCACCGCCGCCAGGAAATCAGGAAACTCCGCGGCGGTCAAAGCGGTTCTGGCCAGGTACTCGAATGCCGCCGCTTCTCCTGCTCGGCAGCGCAGCAGCCCGGTGGCGCGTTCGGCGTCCCCCAAACGTTCCGGGAAGCGCCGCAATTCCGGGAACTTGCGCAAGGCGATGGCCCGCCGCAATCTCTCTCAACGGAAAGCCAATCTCATGGCTCAAAAGGCGGCGCTCGAGTCTGAACGTAATAAATTAGAAACTCAAATTTTCGCACTCATCAGAAAGATAGGCGAGTTGCCAAACCTCTAAAATGTAGATCCGGACGCGTTAATCATACGCGCTAGGCCCGACCCCCTAAGCAGGACGCGCATTTCGGTAGTCCAGTGCTCCTTGGTCACAAATGATGTAAAAGTTCCACTAGGAGAAATAACCTCCGTCATGTGTTCGTCTTCCGTGTCGTTAAAAACCCATAGACCCGCCGTGTAATAGTTCAATTCTATAGGTCTCCTAATTATATGGTAACCAGGTATATAAAAATTGTGAAGAGATTTTGTTTCTAAATTATAAATGAGTCCGTCATGAGACTTGAGGAGGTACCAAAGTCTCCATGCTTTTCTTTCATCAACTTTTTTTGGAGGAATTTTGAAACATAATTGAACATCGATCGATGGCTCGGACCATTCAATTATTTTTCGAATCAATTCTGTAGGTAAATTGGACCACAAGTCACTGTCCATATTTTACTATCTTCTACAGTTTTTATAAGGAGCACAACTTGCCCTCATCGTGAACCCCTTTATAGGGCCTAGTAGGCACATAAGCTTTGCAAATTTACGGGGTAAATTGAAAACTTTCTTGTTCGATGTTCTCACGCACTTTTTGTTTTTGGGCCCCGACCGACAACAGGACTTCATCTTGAATTTAGTTTAGAAATTGTTTAGCCAGAGCACATCTCACAACTCTCAGGATTGGCAAGAGAACACGCCTCCTTCGTAAGAGCGACTGGAACCGTCACCTGCTGAGCACGAGCCTTTGCACGCGTCCTTAAATAATATGCGCCCGTTTTGAGCCCCTTCTTCCAACCAAACAAATGCATACTGGACAGCTTAGCCATCGACGGGTTCTCCATGAAGATGTTGAGCGATTGAGACTGGTCGATGTACGCACCCCGGTCAGCACTCATCTCGATGATCGACTTTTGCGGAATCTCCCATACGGTCCTGTAAACCTCCTTGAGCTTGTCGGGAACGCCGTCCAGGTTCTGTACGGACCCACCGTCTCTCACGATTTCAGTCTTGATTTCTGGCGTCCACTTTCCGAGCGACATCAACTCGCGGACCAGGTGCTTGTTGATCATCACAAACTCGCCTGCCAGGGTCCGACGCAGGTAGATGTTGGTCGTGTACGGCTCGAACGCCTCATTGTTCCCCATGATCTGAGCGGTCGAGGCCGTGGGCATGGGGGCGACCAGCAGCGAGTTGCGAAGGCCATGAGTCTTGATCTTTTCCCGAATTTCATTCCAAAATTCATTGGTCTCCACCCCCCACATGTCCTGTTGGAGGATACCCTCGGAGGCTGGAGACCCCTTGAAGGTTTCGTACGGGCCCTCCTCCTTGGCCAACTCACACGACTCTGTCAGGGCCGCATGGTAAATGGCCTCGAAGATGCCTGTGTTGAGCTTGCGCGCCTTGGGCTCGTCGAACGACAGACCGAGCATCATGAACACGTCAGCCAGCCCCTGAACTCCGATCCCGATGGGGCGGTGGCGCATGTTCGACTTGCGAGCCGCCTCGGTCGGGTAATAGTTCTTGTCGATGACCCGGTTCAGGTTACGCGTGACGACTCGGGTCACGGCGTGAAGCTGCTCAAAATCAAACTGCTTATTCTTCACGAGCGACGGCAGACAAATAGACGCCAGGTTACACACAGCCGTCTCGTCAGGACCACTGACCTCCATGATTTCCGTGCACAAGTTGCTGGACTTGATGGTTCCAATGTTCTTCTGATTCGACTTGGCGTTGACACTGTCCTTGTAGCACATATAGGGCGTTCCAGTCTCAACCTGACTCTTCAGAATCGCGTCCCATACCAGCCGCGCCTTGACCGCCTTCTTGAACCGGCCCTGCGCCACGTACGTCCTGTACAACTCGTTGAAGGCCTCACCGTACACGTCGGGCAGTCCCGGGCACTCGTGAGGGCACATCAGGTGCCACTCCTCGTCCTTCTCCACCTTTTCCATGAAGAGGTCAGGGATCCACATGGCTGTGAAGAGGTCGCGGCAGCGCATCTCCTCGTCACCCTGGTTGAGGCGCAGCTCCAGGAACTCCATGACGTCCGCGTGCCACGGCTCGAGGTAGATGGCGAAAGAGCCCTTGCGCTTCCCACCACCCTGGTTCACGTACCGGGCGGTGTTGTTGAAGACACGGAGCATAGGCACGATACCGTCGGCGACGCCATTCGTACCCTTGATTGGCGAACCGTTCGCACGGATGTTCGAGCAGTGGATACCGATGCCACCAGACCACTTGGAAATGTGCGCACACTCTTTGAGCGTCTCGTAGATTCCCTCGATGCTGTCATCCTTCATAGCCACTAGGAAGCAGCTCGATAACTGTGGGTGATTTGTACCGGAGTTAAAAAGCGTAGGAGTTGCATGTGTGAAATACTTTTGGGACATAAGGTCGTACGTCTCCCGGACGCGCGGTAGGTCATCGCCATGAATACCAACAGCCACACGCATGAAGAGGTACTGAGGAGTCTCACCCTCATTCAGGTACCCTCGCTGGAGTGTTTTGATTCCAAAATATCCAAAATCGTAATCGCGTTTCGGCTGGATCACGCCATCCAACTCTAGGGCTACACACTTCATGAAAGCGTCGGAAACAACGCCCTTGACGTGTAGAGAGACCATCGCATCCGAGAAGCATTTGGGGCAATTCTTCTGAAGGTTCGAGACAGTCACGCGCATCGCGAGGGTCTCATAATCCGGGTGCTCAGTGATCATCGCAACGGCCACCTCGGCCGTCAGGTTGTCAATTTCTGAAGTGGAAATACCGTCGTACATGCTCGTGAAAACCTTCTGAGCCACCTTGTCCGGCTGGACGTTCAGGGGCTCAAACTCCGGAGCCTGATTTAGTTTTGAAATTCGCTTGGTCACCTTGTCAAAGAGCATTTCGACGACATCTCCAGACCTCTTCACAACCTTCATTGTGTAATAAGCGTCGGCTTTTTTTATCCTCGTCTAATCTCAAATGAGCACGCGTCTGCTCCCCACGCCCCTCACGGACGCTTTCTTTTCTGAATTCAACCGCGAGCAGGTTCACGCCATGATCATCGATTCGGTCCAGGCCAAAACTGGTGTGAAAATCGAGCGTCAGAACGACGCCGACTTACAGGCGCTCATGAAGCGGGTCTACACCAACATGTCGCGGGACCCGTACCGCGACGTGAGGGGTCAGGTGGAGGCTATGAATCGCCAAGTCGCCAAGGAGGCGACGTCCACCGTCTCGACCGGCGTCCTCCAGCAGCTCGTGTACCTGCGCGACATTTCCTCGAACCCAGTGCCCCTCGCGGCCCCAGTTAGCACGAGTACATACGGAAATAAAATGCCATACAACAGCAAGATTGCGTTCTAAATGCGCACACTGGACGATATCCTGATTGGCTTTTTCATTTTCTTCGCCATCGACCGGGCGATCCGCCTCTTCAGTAGCGTCGTCGTCGAGCCATGGGCACAGGCCAAGACGGGCGACGCGCGCAAGGTGGAGAACTGGAAGCTAAGCACCGAATTGGTTTTGCTTTGTGCGGCGCTTTTACTCGTGTTCAAAATGCGGCGGGTCATCAACAAAGCTTAGAGACTTGGGGTGTTATATTCATAATGAATAGGTTTCGTGACGAAACTGCTGCTATGTGCAAAGTGAAGGGCTGGGACAAAGCTCCAGTAAGTATCGTATGGATGCTTCTGAATGAAGAGATGGGTGAGCTGGCATCCAGTATCCGCCAGAACCAGAGAATTTACAAAAAGACGGGACTAAAAAAGGATCGGGGAACTGATATCACGATGGAGATGGGTGACGTGTTCAGTTATCTTTTCCAGTTGGCCCATATGCTAAACGTTGACATGGACACGATGTGGGAACTTCATAAACAAAAGGTCCAGACGAAGGTTTACGCAGGAACTAAAAATAATGTAAGCGTATGTTAAGATGGCTACGGCCGCTATGGCATGTGATGACCTGAGCATCAATCGCTTCAACCCATACACGTGGTCCGGAACCTTCGGTGTTTATTCCGATGGGTTCCCGAGCACGATTCCTATCGATGGATCATATACTACGGAGATTAGCGAAGAGCCGACCGTCTACACGGATTCTATCTTGGGCGGCTCCGACCCTAACATGAACCTCTCCGGGTCCATGTACTTAAAGACGGTCGACTCGAGCCCAGCGCCTTTCCGTGGTTTCCCAGCGCGTAAGAATGAGTTCCCAGACGGGACGGTGTCTTGGGCGCGGCCAGGACAGCCATGGAGCTGGCTGGGTGGGCAGCGTGCCAAGGATGACACGTGGACGGCGCAGGTCTTTAAGGGTCCTGACTTGCTCATCTGGCTCGTGCTTATCGCACTTGTCTTGTATCTATTTTCCCGTATCAAAAAGTAGCAACCTTGGGCGCCACCACCTTGACTAATTTCTTTGATAAATTCTCTTTTTCAGTTTTAGACCGTTCATCCAGGTTGGGGCAAAAGTGAACCTCAAGCTGAATGCACTTGGCGCAAAAGTTTCCGGTACATTCACGACACTTGAGGAACCGGTTCTTGTGACTACACTTCGGCGCCTCGGGTTTTGGTCCGAAAATATCCCGAAAAGCCTCCTCAGGTGTCCTCATCTTCTACTAGCTCACATACAATTTCATTCTTAAACTGAAGGTGGACCGGCTCGTCAACCAGTTCACACAGTCCATGTTCCCTGCCATTGACTATACGGTCCCATGCAGCCTTCATAGCCGGTAAGTTCTTTGAGAACCATTCACGGTCGCGCTTCACGCGGACCACCACAAACTCGGGCTCGGCTCCTTCGGTCTTCGCCGGGCGGTACTGAACGAAATCACACTCCTCCAGGTCCGTAATCTCCAACTGAAGTTGGACTTGGGGGAGATAGTGCTTGGGCACCTTTGCCTCGATTTTGCGCGTCAATGGGCACTTTATCTCGATCAGGAGCCCATCCTCTGTGACCCCATCTGGCGACGCCCCGAGCCAAGGATACTTGCGATGCTGAACGAGTCCAATCTCATGAGACTTGCGCCCGGTTCGCTCGTCGTACAGGTCCCGTACCAGGGGCTCGAGTGCGGTCCCGTGCGCAGTCGCGGCGTTTCCGGCCCACTTGAGGCTCAGAACCTTCTTCTTCACAAACGCATCTGGAGATTCGTAACGACTCTCACCGATCGCACTCGCGACGTCACTTGCCGTGATCATCTGTTCACGTAGCGCTAACCATTCATCAGATCTTTGTTCAGCATATTCAGCCGCAAGGAGCTTCGCCGCCACGTCCCTCACGTTTGGGGGGTCCTCCATTCTTACTCTTAAATCGAGGATCCGTCTTAAGTACAATTTCAGCGGCGTTCTGCTCACCCTGTTTCTTCGTAAGTGCAAAACCCGCCCCGCATTCCATGCCATCAACTATGACCGTAATGAAAAATTGC